ACAGGCTGAAATAGTAAACGGCAAGTGTCCCACGTGTCATGAAATGACAATACTTGTTGGACTATCAAAAGAATATTTTAGATGTATAAGTTGTGGTGCAGATCTACAGCAACATGTAAATGGACATATAACATACTTACCTACAATTACACCAAAAACACCAATGTCGGCTGTAAAACATTTCTTTGGCGATGGCGAAGCGTAAATTTGTAAATTTTACACCAAGACCGAAACCACGTAAACGTCCTCGACGTCACTCAAAATCATTAAATAAACATAAAAAAAGATCATATAAGCGTTACAACCGTCAGGGGAGAAAACAATAACTTGACATTATCCTAAAATATCCTAGATTATGGGTATGAAAGAGAAAGTAATAACAATAACACCAAAAGGTATCTCACAAAAACAGTGGTCTAGCTTTTTGTTAGAATTAAATCTAATGAGAAAAGCATGGAGGCCGTACGGAGTAAACGTAGAAATAAAAGCTCCTGGTTTACGAAATGTTTTGAAGTGGGGCACTGCAACGGTAAATGACGATAAAAAAACTAGACGAACTCGCAAATCTTTACAACAAGACCAAGAATCAGAGATATAAAAATCTTTGGTATAAAGAAGTTAAGGAGTTAGCTAATGGAATTAGACATAATCGTTCTAAAAGACGAGCTGTATCACTTAGTGAAATACGCAAAGAACGTGACTGAGTGTTTTGATATATGTGATGTGATACGAGAAAATATCACAACATATATTGATAGCATAAATAGACACATTATTAAAGAGGGTGTGTGGGCTGGTGGTCAGTTCTTTGGATGTATATGCAGATAACACCTACCCTGTATAGAGAGGGAACTAAAGTTTTAGGGTAGGTAATGATGAGAAGATAATCACCGATTATCACTTTATATGAATTATGTCAATTGATCTTCGACCGGTGTACAATAAAATTTTATGTGGATAAGATTTTTGTCTATTTTTTCTTGGCCTATTTCTTCAATTTTTGCAACAGATTCCGCATATCCTGACATCAAACAGTTATATAGGCCATCAAACTTTTGGTCCACCTGGAATGGTGGCAGACAGGTATTTGCAACCCCGGAGCACATTACTAAAGTTAATAAAAATTTCATTGACAATCCTACAAAATACTCTATATATAATTTTAAATATGAAAGGAAACACAAATGACAGACATGAGTAAATACAAAAATGTTTCTCTATCAAAAGAAGCATACAAGGTTTTAGAAGCGTTGTCGAAGGTTATATTGCCCGACGCAAAATTATCCGTAGCTAAAACGATAGAGGCTATAGCAAACGAGAAAGCGAGAAAGCTTAATGGCAAAATTAAAAATAAATCAGATTAAACGAGTTATATGTTCCACATGCGATGGAAATGGTTATGTTAGAGTGGCCACACTTACTGGTGATACCTCTGTTGATTTTAGAAAAGGTAGTGAAGTGCATCAATGTTGGGACTGTGATTCGGAAGGAGAAGTGTATGAAACAAATCCTGACTATAGTCTTATTGATGACTCTGACAGTGGGAATAGTATTAATTAATGGCATCTGAAACAAACATAGCTTACGTTGCTGGATTATTTGATGGTGAGGGTAGTGTCACCTACAAACAATACATGCGAAAAAGAAAGCATCAAAAGAAAGCATATCCAACATGGTCCATACGAATGGAAATAGCTATGACCGATAGATCAGTTTTAACTTGGATGCATGAGTTTTTAAAAATAGGAACTGTGTCTGAAAAAAGATACAAGACAAGATATACAAAAGGTTGGAAAAAACAATGGAGATGGCGTTGTCAATTTAGAGACGCGTATTTTTTTTGTTGTCTAATATATCCGTATTGTCACGTGAAGATGGCACAAGTTCAAAAAATAATAGATCATTATTCAAAAAGGGGTGACGCTAAATTAAATGGTAAAGTTATAAATTTAGAAGAGTATAAGAAAGCGATGAGTTTAGAATGAGTTTTTATCACGGACTAGGCATGTTTATACTTGGCATGGGAGCTTTGTTAGTGGCTGCCATAATAGCTTACTTTATAATTAATAAAGTTATGGAGGAGGATGAAGATTCTAATAAATAGAATAGCGTTTAACATAGGGTACGCTTACGGTTATATAAAATCTCTATGCAAATATAAATATAGGATGAGAAAATGAAAAAAAATGAAATGTACGCGTCTTCAAACGGTGTGTTTAAACACGCTATGGAATTATCGCGAGGACAAAAACCGCATATGTTTTTAAGAGAATATGTGCAAAACGGTATCGATGCCCACAAAAGGATTGATTCGGAAAATAAAAAAGTTTTAGTAGACTTTGACCACTTGTACTACAAAGAGCATGGGGTGTTTAAACTTTCTTTTACAGATAATGCAATAGGCATGGACAAAGTAGAGTGTAGAAATTATTTGTTAAAGATGTTTGACACGACTGGTGAAGAAAATAAAAATTTTGGTATTGGTGCTAAAATTAGTGGTGCAAAAAGAAATAAAGCTATTCAGGTTAAAACAATAAAAAAGAATCAACTTGGATATTATTTTTTATTAAACATTAGTGACGATGGTTTTACACTTGAAAGATTTGATGGCGAAGAATGTGTAAAAATTGGTATAGAAGATTTTCCAAAAATTATACAAGAGTCAGGTCACGGAACTAGCATAACATTTTTAGGTTTAGATCTTGACGATGATACCATGGCTCCTTGGTCAGAAACTAATTTTCCAAGAGGAGAGTGGTTGGGTTCTATATTAAATGACACGTTCTTTAGATTACCTGAAAAGATAACTTTAAATTGTAGAGTGAACTACCATAAAAATGTTAATCTATTAAGTTTTGATGATTCGAATAATCATTATAAACATTCAGGTCAAAACGAAGGCGGTGAGAATCGTCTATCATATTTGAAAGGCACTCAAATAGAATATCAAAATGCCAGTAAAAAAAGAGGTGTTGTATATTTATCGGACAATACCAAGATACATTGGTATATTTTAAAAGAGGGTTTGAATCATGGTTTTTATTTAAGACGAAGAAAAAGCAGGATTGCTTTTGTCTGTGATAATGAAAACTATAACGCGAGATACGGAGCAAGAGCTGATTTTCCTAACTGGAATATACATTATTGTTCTGATCGAATAGCTTTATTCATCGAAGTTGATTCGAAGTTTTACGAACCTGATCATTTACGAAAACACTTGAGAAAGACTGGCAGCTCCATGCATGATAAAGCAAACGGTAGTGACATGCCTGTATCTCAATGGCAGCAAGAGTGGAAGAGAAAGTTTCCAGAAGAGATAGCCCAGGAGGAAGACTCAGCTTCTGAGAACACAAACACTCAAGAGTTAGATTTGAATACCTTGAAGAATCTACCTTTTATAAAAGACGATGTTGGTCGAATCAATCCAGATGGTTTTGATGTTCAGGATGATATTGAAGACGCACTGACAAGAGCGATTCGTGTCTCGGAAAAAGAAAAAGAAAGAACCGAGATAAAAAAACGAGGCCAAGCTTTTGGTGATTTAAAAGATAATATTAGAAGAAAATCTGAAAAATCATCTAAGAGTAAAGCTGTAAGTGCTGAGCCTAACTTCATGCCTCAAAACGTTAAACAGGTTAGCGCTGAGGATGAGGACCATGAGTTATTTGGCTGGTCTTGTAAATACGATGAAGGTAAGGATGAACTCATTATAAATAGTAAATATAAAGGTTTATCTGCCTGTATTTCAATGTACATGCCTAAAATAAATAATGTTCATCAAGCTAAAAAGATTAAAGACTTTATAATTAATGCTTACATCGATAGATTAAAACTAGCGGTATGTCAGGCTAAAATGATTAAAGGAACTTTGAAAGTAGAAGACTTTGAGTTAATGACTTCTAAACAATCATTGACCATGGTCGTATCTCCAAATGTTCGTGAAGACTCATACCTGAGAAAGGAGATAAAAAAATTTACTGCATGATGGATGATAAGGACATACAGGAATACCATAACATTGGTAAAACCATCAAGTTGAATGATAAGTACAGCTACGTCAAAGGCACACAGATCATGGACCAAGGATCACGGACCTATGATGTAGCTGGCTATAGACTTCCTTCCGTAACTACGATATTAGGGGCCACCAAAGATCAACAGTTTATAAAAGATTGGAAGGCCAAAGTTGGAGAAAAAGAAGCTGAACGAATTAAGAATCTATCATCACGGAGAGGGACTAGTATGCACAAGTTCCTGGAGTCCTATATTACAGGCGTTGGATACGATGATCTTACGGAGCTCGGACAGGCGGCGAAGCCCATGGCCGAAAAAGTTATTGAGATCGGTCTTGCACCTGTTGAAGAATATTACGGCTCGGAAGTTACGTTGTATTATCCTGGGCTATATGCTGGGTCTACTGACTTGGTTTGTATACACAATGGTGTAGATACAGTTGTTGACTTTAAACAATCGAATCGACCAAAAAAGAAAGAATGGATTGAGGACTACTACTTGCAAATAGCAGCATATGCTATGGCACATGACTATGTGCATGATTCGAAAATAGAAAAAGGGGTGGTTATGATGTGTACTCCTGACCTATATTATCAGGAATTTGTCGTAGAAGGGGCAGAATTAAGGCAATATAAACACAAATTTTTGAAGAGATTGGACATGTATCATGAACTAAAGTTTGATGAAAAAGAACAGTACAACTCTGAAAAAGAGAACGAAGAATATTTAAAAGAACTACAGGAGAAACTATGAATGATAGATTAAGAAAAGTTATGGAATCTAGATATAGAGCCGTAATTGATGACTGTAAGTATAAGATTAAATGCTACAGTGACCAGGAGATCATTATACCTGAGCATCCAGATATCACAGCTGAAATAGATACTTTGCTAATTAAGATGGCTGAGGCCGAGGACAAGTTGGCGGTAATGGAGCTACATTATGGCAAAAATGGGACACATAAGACTGTCCTATAGAGATCTAGAAAGTTTTAAAAAATTTTTTAAAAAAAGTAGCAAAAAAAAGTGTACTTTTGTACTTTTGGTCTAGAAGTGTTGATTTATATAGCTTTAGGGTGGACAAATCATGGTACAAATCACGTTTAGGTGGACAGATTATTTTGTACTATACAGAATTGCCTACCCCGAAACGTTTCAAAAATACTTGGTGTGTCTAAAACTTTCTAGATACCTATAGTAAATATGATAAAAAGGGTTATGCCTAGGAAAAGAAGAAAAGCTATTGCCTCAAATGGAGCTCCCGATATACCTTATCCGAAAGTCCGAGTGGAGTGGATCGACTGCGTGAGCGATTCGGGCTGGGCTACTGAAAAAGAATTCGATAGAATGAAATTAGCAAGACCTGTAAACGAGGGCTGGTTATATTCTAAAGACAAAGATTCGGTGAAATTATTTGCCTCTTACGATCAAGATGATGATGGTATTACTTTTGGGGATCGGACGATGATTCCTCGGGCGTGGGTAAAGAAGATTCAGAAGTTGGGGTAACATCAATTATTTGTGAGTAGTCATTTAAAATCTGTTTCATCTTTGCTTCTAATTCTTGTTCTGACATATCTTCTAGTTTACCAGTTTTTATTATTTTTCTGTCTATGTATAGTCCTGCTGCCTTTCCTCGATTTGTTTCAGCGTTTACAGCAGAAGAGAAAGAACCTTTTCTAAGCGCAGCTTCTCTTAATCTACCCAGCTCTGCTACATGGTTTTCATAAGTTACTTCATGTTTCTTGATTCGCTCTTCTCTGAGCTCACCTATGTGTTTTACAACAAGTGGTGATAGTCTAGGATTACATAATTCTGATGCTTCCTGCCGGGCTCTTTTTGGAGAATATCCAGCTTTCAAAGCAGCCTCTGTTTGTGTAAGTGGTCCTGATTCGTCGCCAAATACTAATAATTCAGCAAACCTTCTTTGCATTTCTGTTAATCTTTTTGGTAATCCCATGTTGACTTTTTAGGGTAACTATCCTATAGTGTCAAGTATGGAAAGAGGTCCAAATGACTTGGAGGAGATCATAGAAAGAAAAACTAAACAGGTTAAGTTTTTGCAAGAGAAGTGCAGACAAGCCGGTGCTCGCATAAAAGATTTGGAGGAGATAAACGCAAAGCACCAAGAGTTAGTTGGAAGTCTTTATTCTGAGAAGGGAAAGAGATGGGATGAAGACAAGGAATAATTATGTTTGTCAAACACTTGCAAGAATATTTAGATCAGTTTACGGATGGAAAGAAGGGGAATGCGGTTTCGAACGCAACCATCTATATGCAGGTTGGGAACCACCTTGAAGAAGTTAAGAGAATAGAAGTCCAGGAGTCAAATATAATTGGACAAAGTGCGATCCGTGTTGTATTAAAACCTACCAAACAACAGTTAATTATTGCTCCTACCAACCCAGAATAGCCAGCACTAGTTACCTTGAAACCAGAGCAAAAATTTTATGAAAAGATTCGTAAATCAATTACGAATATTAGTTGGATTCGACTTGAAAACAATAGCCTTCTTGGCACTCCCGATCTATTGGGCTATAATAATTTTGGCACCTTTTTTACACTAGAGCTCAAAGTCACAAAGGGTAACAAGGTTCGCTTTTCACCACACCAAATAGCCTTCCATGTGAAGCATCCACACAACACCTTCATCTGCATTGAGCACCTCGGTTCGGGCACCGTGAAACTTTTCCGTGGTTCACGAATCATGGAGCTTGTGGCTTGCGGCTTCAAGCTTGACGCTTGCCGCTTGGGGCTTGAGGCTTGCGGCTTGTTTCTTTCTGAGCTTGGTGCTTGACGCTTGAGGCTTGTGGCTTGACGCTTGCGGCCTGTTCCTTCTTCAGAATTTTTTTCAGTTCCTTGTAATATTTAGGATGCCTGAAAACGTGGCTCATCCTAGTGCTTGCCATATGCTATATTTTTAACTTTAGGATTCCAACAAGCCCGGCAATCCTTACATTCATTATTTTGTTTTGGAGCTGGGCACGTGGCGCCGGCTGAAACAACTGTTGACGTGTTGTTCCAGCCTCCAGCTGCCGCCTGGTCAATCATCGGCATGCTAAATCGAATAGTTAAATTTTTAGGAGCTCTTGCAATATGGTCCTTCACCCATGCTTCACGGGTTGGCATCCAATGCTTCCGATTCGGTGTTAATTCACAAACTTTATAAATATTATTTAAATGATCAAGATCTTGTACATCTCCTGAGTCGTGCCATCTGAAGACATCAGGTTTTTTTGAATTAATTAATTGAACCATGGACCAAACCCACAGCGGGTCTTTTAACGCTTTTAATCTTTTGTATTGCGCAGCTTGCACAACTTTAAAAACGTAACAACCTTTCATGGCATAGCAATCATAACAGACGCTGCCTTTTATTTTTTGTAATTTCGAACCTGTTTTGCATTCTTTCGCTGGTAACCCGATCGACCATCCCGGCATCTTGGAAGGCTTCGACAATCCGCCCACTATCTCCCACGCTAATTCTGTTTTATTCATAATCCTTTAATATCCTTTATTCTTTCTTTTGTCAAGCTTGCGGCTTGAAGCTTGCCGCCCACTACTGGTTTGCGGGATTCTGCAAGCTTGAAGCTTGTGGCCTGTGGTCCATTTCTGCAAAGCAGCCAGGACCACAGGTCTAGTTGAACGATCGGTCAACCTCCGCGATGTGGTTGATGGATGCGCGCTCCTCAAAGCAGTCAACCGCTGCTCAATGATCAGGCCAGAGTACACGCTAGCTAACCCTGGCTCACTGATCCCAGGTCCCTTATTCTCTTGACTTGCGCCAGCCCGTAGCTACTGGGGCATAAGAGACCAGGGATCAGCTGTGCTGACCTGTTTTTACAATGCATCCAATCAGGCCAATGTATAGAATGCATCCACAATTGATCCTAGACCAGCGTTTATGTATCTTTCAACACAACCCTTCTGATCCCAGGTTACTTGCCCTACGAACGGCCGATTTCAAGCAAGTAACCAGGGATCAGCCTGGCATTGTACGAAGACGGCTTTAAAAGCGGTGTGACGCACAACCCAGAGTTGTTCCCACTGTTTGAGTTTATAAGCTCGTATACAGTAAAAAGGAGCTATCTCCTATATAATGCTTGACAATCCTTTTGTCAAGTGTTAATTTCAAATCAGAAAGGAAAAATAAATATGACTAAACCAATGCAAAAATGGCAACGGGATCACTTTGTTTCAGAATTAAATTTGAAATATGACCCGTTGATTACAGCTGCTTCTTTAAAATTAAAATCAATAGAAGCAGAAGCAATAGAGATAGCTGAAAAAAATCTAGCAGATGATATTGGAGCAACGCCCATCATTGAAGAGCTGCAACAAGCTATCGAAAATGTAAAACAAAAAATGAGTAAAGCGGCTAGGTTTTTTAATAAAACTAAACACGCCAAAAGAGATATAAATTATAAATTCAAAGAGAAGGATTTTGATTTATTTGGTTATGGTTCAAGCCGTATAACTCCGGATGATTGCTGGGAGCAAATAAGAGACTGGGCCGGGGACTTTGCGCGGGAAAAAATTAAAAAAACTCCGGAAGGTAAAATACTTGCAGCGTTAGAGGAAAATAAAAGAGCTTCTTACAAAGAGATTATGGAAGCTGGCAGCCCAGACACGCTAAAAGAAAAACTGCAAAGTAATTTACAAAAAGATAATTTGAGCTGGCACCAAGAAGCAAAAGCACTGCCGCCGGTTAATAATCAATCAATGAATTAATTGTTTGACAAACCTGGGATAATCTGGCATTATCCCAGGTAGAAAGGATAATTAATTATGAATATAGATCAGTTCAAAGAAGAGTTAAAAAAAATAGAGGGTAAAACTCAATTTGTTGTTTCATGGGTTGCAAAGAAATATAAAAAGACAATCTTTAGAGTTGGGACTATGGACAAACCAGGTTGTAAGAGTTGGAAACAAAACGGCTTAGATTATATGTGTTTTTGGGACACTGTTTTAGAAAGATATACAACCTGTATTAATCCAACAATAACATGGAAGAAAGCGAGGCACTAAATGAAAGAAGAACTAGTACAAATAATTAAAAAAGGTGTTGAGCATGAAAAATCAAAATACCCAGACTGGGACGATAACAAAGATAAAATAAAAGTCGAAGTTAATTTCAAAGATGATAAAGTTATGGTCTTATTTACAAAGATCAGAAAGGATGAAAAATAAATGGAAACTGGATTAAATATAGCTATTGCAATTGTTTGCGTTCTTGCGGTGATAGTTCCGATTATAATTTTAAAAGTCGGTGGAATTATATAACTACAATTAATACTCCTTGCCCCTGGTCCTTAGACCAGGGGTCCCAAAACAAATCCAAAAACCAATAATTAATTAGACCCCCACCCCCTTTTTTTGTAAAAGGGGTCCCACTACTCTAGGTTGTATTGCAAGATTTACACATTCGTGTATACTGAAAACTTATTGGTACCATGGACTTGAATAAGGTAAATATAGAAAAATTACCTGC